AACAGCAATTAGAGAACCCTTAAACGACTCTACTAATGAGCTTAAATCTACTGCAACTCGTGCAATCTTCTTTGTTTCACTTCTAGCTATCTTTTCGTATAAGCTATCACAACCAGCTTTATGTAGCTTAGATTGTACACTTGTATCGTTAACACCGTTCAAGTATTCAATAAACTTTTCAATCTCACTAATCCATGTTTGGAGTTCAGATAGTTGATGCTGTGTGGAAGCTCTCTTTGCGTCTGCTACAGCATCAGCTCCAGCTACAGCCCCTAGTTGATCTACGCTAGTATCAGGGCCCAGTACTTTATTAGCTGCTTCTTTATCAGAAACCGCAGGTTGCGCTTCAGTCTCATCTTGTTCTATCAAAGTATTAAATATATTTTCAAAGCTTTTCATATTAGATATATTAAATATTTATGTGATTCCGTTCAAAAAATTGTACGAAGATTCAACAATGCCCTATGGTAATAGGTTTGTTTCTGGTATAGCTAGTAGAGAATTAAAGTCAAATCCTATACAAATGGCTAGTTTATTCAATAATAATGAACAACATCCTAATGAAGTAAAAGCGGACAAATTAATTCCTAACGAATTATCTTCAGTTCCTGAAGTTTTGGGTCAACTTGAACTTAACATTGATAATCTAATTAATTCATATTCAACAGCTTTGCAAAATCCTGCCTTTAAAACAAAGAATCATTTAAAAGCGGCAGTTCTTCTGCTTAAAGAGTTTAGAAAGTTTTATGTTGGTTTAGTCAAAATAACTAAAAAAATAGTTGATAATAAATAAGTTTTCGTTTAATATATACGAGTGATTAATTTAGTTCGTAGTGTATCCATTACTCTAGCTGTAAGCCTTGCTATCGCAGGAGCATTTTTGCTTATAAACTTTAATTTTTGGGCTACTTTTTTTGTTGCTACACTTACACAATTTGTTTTATTCTTTATAATTGGAAGTGTAATAGAGTTTTTTAATGAACTTAAAATGAAGGAGATAAACCTTCTTAAGCTATCTGAACTATCTAAGCAAGGACTTGAAGTAGAGTGTCCATGTTTTAAGAAAGTAAAAGAATTTGTTCCTATTAATTTGAACGGCCCTAGTACATATAAATGTACAGAGTGTAAGAAGAACGTCAGTGTTTATATTACCGCAGAAACCGCATACGTGTCTGATCCTACTATTCCTGAGCTCAAGCTTGATGTATGATAGAGTTTAAAGAAGTAGCGCCAACATTTACTGATATAAAGAAACCTGATACCAAAGATTTTAGTTTGTTAAACAACGAACTTGCCAAGTTTTTTAATAAAGATATCTTAACCAAAGCATCTATCTTAACTTACAATGCTTCCAACCACCATGAGGTTGTAGATATATTTACAAATTTATTTCAAGAATTTTTATTTGAGCAAATTAATATTAATAATGAGCTTAAAGCCCAGATTAAAGAACTCAACTTACAGATAAAAAAAATTATCTCCAGTCAAAATAAAGTTTATTTAGAATCTTTCTTGACTGGATTCGTGAGTTCATCTATAAAACTACTACAACATATTCATGAGAACAATAGAACTACAAATCAAATATAAACCCGAAACCATGTCCCTTGAAACTTATGCCAGGTGGCTGTGTTTGATGGAGTCTGTTTATATTGTTTGTAAGAAAGCAGATGAATTAAAAATACCTACTGATAAAGATATGTCTTGGATTAAACCGATTTCTTTTCAAAAGTATATGGATGAGAGATACACTTCAATGTTGCATGAAATTGAGATTGATAAAGGCTTGTTTAAAGGTGGGCTTGAGAAGCTTGATAAAATTAATTTTGATGAGCTAGATAAGAAATTTAAAAATAATGAAACTGTAGTTGAAGAAGAGGAAGATAGCGAAGAATTAGAGATTGTACCAGAAGCTACTTATTGATCATAATCACCGTAAACACTAGTATTGTTATTACCATCAAAAACAGACTTTGAATTGACGTCTGCACTATAGGTATAATTTTTATCTGCACCTAATGTAGAATTATTCTTATTCTCATCAAATACCTGGGTATTACCTTTCTCTGCTGTAAGCCCTGGTTCAAAGCTAGTCTCGTAACGCTTAGCTTTAAGCATCCATACGTAATGGCCTAGTAAAGGATGTATTTTATTAATATCTTGGTCTAGCCTTTCAGTTACTTCGAACATCTTCCCATCTCTTTGACCAGGCCTGCCTATACCATATTCTGTTAATTTAAATACGTCTCCTGACTTAGGTTCAATATCATAACCATGAAAATATCCTGATAAAGAAGGTTTATTATAAGCTTCATAAAATGAACTTATATGTATAAACATTGTTATTTCGTCATCTGATTGAAAACCATACTTTGTTAACAATAGAGAATTTTCATTTAATTCAATATATGCTATAAACGAAATAGGTATACCATATTGTGCATTAGGTTGTTCACCATAAAAGTTATCGGCAGTATAAGCAGGGTTGTATGTATGAACAAAGTATGTAACTTCTGTACCATAAAGATTAATTTGTTCTCTATATAAATTCGAAAATACCTCTTCTTGACAAGTATTATTTTGCTTATCTAAGAACCTGAAACAAGGATTAGCAGCATCCGTATTGCTAAAAGGGTATACCTTTAAATCTATATTACCTGTATATTTGTCAATAGACATATTATTTCTCCATTACATGTCTGTTTAATTTAGTATCAAAATATACTCTAATACCAGTATTGCCAAGAGACTTAAATTTACCTGGTAGTATTAGGTCTATATTATACCTTTTTCTTAGTGTATTGAACTCAGAAGGTGAAAGTACTTGCCTTCCTTTTTGAGACATTTTCAATGCTTCTAGCTTTGAGAAAGAAGTCGGATCTTTGCGGTGTATGTCAGGAACAAATTCAGGATGCTTTTTTCTAGTTAATCCCGAATTTGTGGCATTTGTATGTCTCTTCTTTTTTATAGCCCTTAAGTACTCATACTTTTCAGTAAATGATTTATCATACATAACATTAACTATATCTACTAAATCATCTACGTAGCCATTCTTTCTCAAGTATTTGAATATAATATTATTTTCAGAAAATTCACCTTCTTCATCTAAACCATCCTTACGGTCTTGTTTTAGTTTTTCTAAAATTCTACCTGCTTTATGATTTAATTTTGCTGCATAATCATTAGTAAGATCTTTACTTAATTCCCTTTTCATCATTCTGATAAAAGAAATATAACTTTTAATTTTTTTAACTATTAAATTTTTATCTATATCTATCTTAGAAAGATCTGGTTTAGTTGGTATCTTAATCCATTCATCTTTTACTAAAGAATACATCCCGGTAGCTGCATGCGGTTCGTCAATATCTTGGTAGTATAGTTCAACTTCATGATTTTTTAAAAATATATCATGACGCATATTCCAAACATACTTGTTACAATCTAAGGCTTTTTTAACTAATCTCTTATCTTTGTTTATTTGACTAAAATCAAAAACTATATGCAAGTCTAAATCTGAAGCCTCATTATAAGTATAGTTAGCCATTGAGCCTGTTAAAACTATATCACTTATTTTTATGTCTTCTTCTAGTTCCACAAGAACTTTTTTAGCAATTTCTAAAAGTACATCCTTAACCTTAGGTTTTAACTTGTTATTAAGATCGAAAATCTCTCTACTAAGTTCACTATGAACAGTAACATCCATAACTATATTTATTCAAAAAAAAGCCCCTCTTTCGAGGGGCTTTTAAGATAAGTCTAACCTACTATTAGACGTTAAAAGCAGACTGGTTATTACCCTTAATTCTGCTATTTACTACATTGGACTTGCCCTTGACGGAATCAGCTCCACCTTTTTTCTGATTGACAAGAGGATGTCCAAGATCACCATCATCACCGACTTTATCAGTTACCTTAGAATCACCACCTTTACCAGCTTTTTTACCGGCTGTGGAAACTTCAGAAGGAACTACATTTGAACCAGAAGAAACCTTATTAAGGCCTTTGCTTAGCTTTTCGCCGTCAACTACTGGATGACCGACTACTTCAGCATCAACTGCTTCACCAGCAACTTCGTCTTTTTCTTCTTTTTCGCCTTCCTCGGCTTCAGAAGCGCCCATTTCCTCGGCTTCACCTTCTGTTTCACCTTCAGCTTCACCTTCAGCTTCACCTTCACCACCTAGGATAGAACCTAGAGCGTCATGTAGCTTCTGTGCGACGTCGCGAGGTAGAGAAAAGCTTACTTCATCACTAGCAGCATCACCTTCACCTTCGGGCTTGATGTCTAGCTCAACTGCATCAAGCTGGTCTTGTTCAGGAGAACCTCCCATAACATCTTCGTATAGTTTATCAAAAATAGACTTATCTTTCATAAAATTATTTATATCTTCTTTTACACTTTTTTTAAGATTATCTGAAAATTTTTTCAAATCGTAATGATTATCTTTATCTGCTACTTTCAATGGATCAGCAATTTCTTTCTTAAATCCATCAGCATTCTCAGGTCCTGAATCTTTATGGAAGAAAGGTTGCTTGGGTTGACCATCATTCTGTAAAGGCTTCTTAATCTTTACTTCTGGCAGTGAAGATGTAGGTTTTCCAGGTTTAGTGCCAAATTTGGCTCTTGGGTCTTTAACCTTAGAAGTATTTACAGCTTCATAAACCTTAGATAGATCAACTAGATCGCGAACTTTATTCATATAAGTATTTATATAATGCCTGCTAAAGATTCCAAATATTATTTGGGTAACAAAAATCTTCCTACACCAGAAACTACATTTGAATGGACACCAGAGATGTTGTCCGAGTTAAAAAAATGCAGTAAAAATATACTTCATTTTGCAGAAAATTATTTTTATATTGTTAATCTTGATAGAGGTAAAGAAAAAATTAAACTATATTCATGTCAAAAAAGAGTACTTAGAAATTTAAGGGACAACCGTTTCGTCATACTACTATCTTCCAGACAGAGCGGCAAGACCACGCAAATGACAATATATTGTCTGTGGAATGCATGCTTTAATGATGACCAGAGAATTCTTATTGTTGCAAATAAAGAGCAGACGGCAAAAAATATTTTTAAACGTATACGACTTGCTTATGAAATGTTACCTAATTTCTTGAAACCTGGTGTTGTTGAGTACGGGCAAACAAGTATGACACTCACAAACGGTAGTAGTATAGGTATCAGCACAACAAGTAGTGATGCAGGTAGAGGAGATAGTTGCAATTGTCTCGTACTGGATGAGTTGGCATTTATCGATAATCATATTGTAGATAAATTCTGGGAATCGGTATATCCAATTATTAGCAGTTCTAAGAAAAGTAAAATTTTTATTGCAAGTACCCCAAACGGTACTGATAATCTTTTTTACAGACTTTACAAAGGTGCAGAGGAAGGAGACAATAACTGGAAAGCGGAGAGAATTGATTGGTGGGAAATACCTGGAAGAGATGAAAAATGGAAACATGATACTATTAAAACGCTTGGCAGCGTTGAAACTTTTTCTCAAGAGTTTGGAAATGAATTTCTTCACGGAGGTGAAAGCAGCATTAATGAATTTTTGTATAATTCGTCTCTAAGAGATTGCAGGGAACCAGAATTTGTTTTTGACGACGGAAAATATTTAATGTGGGAGGAGCCTAGAGAAGAAAGAATTTATGTTGCAGGTGTTGATGTAAGCGAGGGTGTAAATGAAGCAGCTAGTGTTGTTCAGATTCTTGACGTCACCGACCTATCTACTATAGAGCAGGTTGCAGTTTATCACACACGTAACACACCACCATTTCAATTTACAGCAAAACTTTTAGAAATTTTAACCCAGTGGGGACGTCCTCCGGTGTGTATAGAGAGAAATAGTTGCGGCGCACAGGTTGTAGAGCAGCTCAAGTTTACCCACGGCTATGAAAATATAGTTTCTTGGGGCGCAAAAGCGGGTGATAAATCTGAATTTAAGCGAGTTGGTATTCTATCTCATACTAATACAAAGTATAGAGGCATTACTAACATGAGATATTGGGTTAATGAATTGAAGGTGTTAAAATTTCGAGATATCAACACTCTTAAGGAATTTAAAACCTTTATAAGATACCCTAACAATACCTGGGGCGCGCGACCAGGTAGCGATACTTGGGATGACCGGGTTATGGCATTAGTATGGGCTTTAATTATTCTTGAAAATGAACTCTGTAATAGGTATTTTGATGTAGTAAAACTTGATGATTGTGACAGACCTCAGATTATTAAGCCGTTAGATTACGGTATAAGAGGTGTTGTGAGTCCACTTAGTATGTACATGAATGAAAAGAATGTCGGGGCAGAAACAGCTTTACCCACTATCTTCGAAGATAGTGGAGATGAAAAAGACGCGGATATAGAGGAGCTAAAAAGACAGGGATGGTATTTACCAGGGCAGTCTTTTTTTGATAAATAAATTAAATGGCCACACAACCAAATCAAACACCGATTTTTCAAAGCCCGTTAAATAAGCAGAGAAAAGATAAATTTATCTGCGTTTTAACCATTCCTAGAATACTTCGGGACGAGGTTCAAGATATTGCTAGAAGAAATTCTTCTATAAATTTCGATGCACTGCAGTTTAGTATTTTTGGTGCAGTTGCCCCGCCCATTGAAATTCCGCCAGTACAAATTCCTTACGCAGGTCAAACGCTAAAGGTAACTTCATATGCAAGACCATCGTTTCCTGTGTTGAAAATAGATTTTACAGTTGACAACTTTTTTAATAATTATTGGGTTATATATAAATGGCTCGAAGTTTTCAACGACCCGACAATAGGTGTTTTTAGCCCTAACGATACAAATCTAGATTCACGTACCGAACAGTATATGACAAATATTACTATCTACGGTTTAGATGAATACAATAATAAAACAATACAATTCGACTATATTCGAGCATTTCCTGTTGCTCTACAAGGTATTGAATACAATGATAGGGATAGCGGCGAGATGGAGTGTAGTTTTAATTTTGCATATCATCAACTCAAAGTAACGCTTTTACCTGTAAATTAATAATATTGCATAAAATATTTTTTTTTTGAAAAAGTTAAACATAAATAGTATAAATATTAACGTATGAGTAACCGTCTTTCTACTGGAGTAATTAATTAATATGGCAAGAACTATTCAAAGTCCAGGAGTCGAAATTCGTGAAGTCGATCTCACACTAAGACCAGTAATTAATCAAGGCACCAGCGTGTTTGTTACTGGCTTTGCTTCCCAAGGTCCAATTGATGAGGTATTACAGCCAACCTCTTTGAGCGAGTTTGAGCAAGTCTACGGTACACCGACAAATGCTGCGGAGAGATATTTTTACCATACAGTAAAAGCTGCACTACAAGGCCCAGTACAATTAAAAGTTTCCAGACTTCCTTACGGTGAAGATAAAGGAGAAGGTTTTGCAACATGGCGCTATAGTGCATTAGTTTACCCTGCAGTCGCCTTTAATACAACTTCTAACCCTGTTTCATCCACCTACACGAATAAACTTTCTGCAAACGCATTGTTTATCGGTGCCCCGTACCACATGGAGCTTTCTTTGGAGCAGTATCAACAACTAGTTAATAATAATATTGATTGGTCTGTAGATGGAATTACAACAGACAGTCCTGATGTTACTTTTAATAGTATAAAGAATAGCGCCATAGTAATCTTAAATAAATCCCAAGTAACGAACAACAATAAGTTTGAAGGCTATTATATCGGCTTGACAGATAACGCTAACGTCAATCCAGCTACACCGTTTGATGGTATTGGGTCTATTAAAGCTCTCGGCGCTTCCTTGCCAATTATAGGTGAAAACGATTCTTATATTGATGTACCTAAGACCAGATTAAATTTTGCTCTATCCGCAACAAAATTTGGTGATGGTACAAGCGTGAGTGAAGTAATGGAAAATATGAGCACGTTTGATATTGCTGGTCAAAACTTCTCCGATACTTTATCGTTAGGAGTTTTTAAACTAAGACAAAGCGTATTTTCACCCGACGTTATAGCATTAGATTATGTTTTAACTGAAAAATACGTAGGGTCACTAGACTTTCATAGGCAAATAGCCTCCGAAACAGGCGGTGCACCTACAAGCTTCTTCTTAGGTAACCTAGCAAAGAACTCCCCAAATATTAGAATTTTAGTTAACCCATATATTTCAAACCAACTATCAAATACATGGTTAGATGCATCTGGCAAACCTACAAAAACGGTTAGAATGGTATCACCGCAAAACTTTACCCCACTAAACGTACAAGGCGCAGTTGATACTAATACATCTTTCTTAACTCGCATTGGCACAACATCGGCTGTAACGATAAATGGCAGTGTTGTCAATCTCAAGGATTCAGTATTTTCTGATGCAGGAGATACTTGTGCAAGCTTATTCCCTCTAGGTGTTTATACAGAAACTGTTACCACCAACAAAAATATTGGTAGTTTGCCTCAAAAATTAGAGAGAGTATTTGAACTAGTTGAAAATGCTGATTTATATCCTATTAACATTGTTCCTGAGGCTAGTCTAGGTACTATTTATGTCAGTGTTACTGAAGCTGCGGTTAAAGCTAACATACCTCTATCGGCATGCGGTGCTTACAACGACTCAACGCCTGTAAATACATTGAGTAGTTTTTATACAACAACGAACGAACTAATAACTGACGAAGGTTTAAGAATACGTGGCAATTATAATGCGGTAGCAAGTGTTCTTGTAAATGCTGCACAAAATCAAAGAAAAGACTTTTTGGTTGTTCTAGATGCCTTGAGACATATCTTTGTCCAAGGCGAAAACGGTAAAGTAATTAATTCAAAGAATTTATATAGCCCTAACGCTGGCGTTGGTTTAGATATAAGAGCTCCAGGTTATGTCGCTACTAACTTTAGTCAGCATATCTATTGGCCATTAAGGCATCAATTTGGTTTGCTAGACTCTAGTTATGCATGTACATACGCAACTGTTGCACAGGTACTCGATCCCTCTACTAATAGACAAGTCTGGGTTCCTTTCTCTGGGTTTGCTACAGCTGCTATGGCTAATACTGATGCTAACTTCCAGCCTTGGTTTGCACCCGCCGGTTTTACACGCGGTGTATTGCTAGGTGTAAATGATCTAGGTATCTACCCCAAACAAAAACAACGTGATCAACTATATAAAATTGGTCTAAACCCAGTTCCGTTCTTCCCTGTTGAAGGTTTTGTCATTTTTGGTCAGAAGACATTGCTCAAAAAGCCTAGCGCTTTTGATCGTATTAACGTACGTAGACTATTCTTGAATCTGGAAATAGCGACTAGAGACACCGTTAAATACTTTGTGTTCGAACCAAATACATTGTTTACTAGAACCCAGGTAGTTAATACATTAACGCCTATTTTTGAAAATGCTAAGAACACGGAAGGTTTATACGATTATCTGATTATATGCGATGAGCGTAACAATACACCTGATGTTATCGATCAAAACGAAATGAAGGTTGATATATATCTAAAGCCTGTACGTGCCGCAGAGTTTATTCTCGTAAGCTTCTATGCTACACGCACTGGTCAAAACTTCCAGGAGTTAGTAGCGTAACAGTGAGGGAGAATAAATAATTTTATGGCCGATGTAAA